GTTCATAACGCCTTTGCTCCCAATCAACACTACTTCCTAATTGAATAATTTCTATATTTTGATATGGGATTGCGCATACACTCCCTTTTAGAAGAATACTTAATTTAGTCTTTTCTACATCGTCCCAGCACAAGACATCTCCAATTTCTCCAGCTGCTTGCTTTTGGATAGAGCCATCGAAGAACGTGTTTTGAAGTATTCCTTTTGCATCCGTCGCATCTGTGCCACTTTGTCGAAAAACTCTTTTGGCTTCATGGCTTCTGTTGTTCGTTTGGTAACAAATCTTCGATGTATGCCCAACGTTCTATCGTAACGAACTCAAGACGAAACTCCCATTCGTCATTGTTGTAGAGAATACCAGTCCCATAATATATCTCTCCTGATTTTCTAACAGCTTGATAGATGAAATCCCGTTTGAACTCCGGCATTTCTTTCACATCATGCCACACGCTGTTGATGCGCCATTCTGCGCCCCATGCAGCAGCTTTAGTGTGTTCAATAAATCTATCTACAAAACTCGAATTATTAGGGTCTGCTGCAAACGCATTTACATGAAGATGTTCCTTTATTGCCTCTTTGATGTCCTTTTTCATTCTTCAACTCCTTTCGGTTTGTTAATCTGTTTCCAATGGGTGATAATAACTTCATATTCGGATTCACTGAAATTGTCAAGATAATCCTCCGTCCATCCATATTCACCCCATACAGATGTAAGATAACCAACTTCTACAACGCCAGTGGCTATTTCCTTGTACTCAATCCTTAGCAAGCATGGGGTGTTTCGTTCCGGCACATCTTCCGTATTTTCTTTGCACTCGTGCCATTCCTCGAACTCATTCCAACGCCTTGCTATCTCTTTACAAAGAATGTTTGAACTTTCCACGTCGCCTAAATGGATTTCAGCTATTTGATAGTTCATCCCATCCTTTATGCAAAGTTCCGCATCCAATTCATCGGGTCCAAACACACGCTTCCCTCTTGCCGGAATACATACCAGTTTCAATGTGTCGGTATCTAATTCGCCTGTGGCGTATGTCCAATTCAGTTTTATTTTTGTCATTTCCTTTCCTCCTTGATAAATGATTTGTAATACTTACAGTTCTTGGCAGATTTCCTTGCCGTTATTCTCCGTTGTAGAGCCTTGCAATACATCTGACAGTTCGGGCAAGGCTCGTAATGGTAACACTCGCTACAATGCCTATCGTCATTCTTCATTTTGACCTCCTTTCTTCAATTCTGAAATCAGCGCATCGGCAAATTCCACAGAACTTACAGCAACCCCCTCAAAATCTCTCTCTCCAACCAGTACATCTCCATACTGATTACTTAATCGCCCTTGCATAGCAGCTTTTGCTATTTCATACCTACGTTGTTCCCAGTCTATGGCTTTTTCAAATTCAAGTGCTGTTCCGGGCATCATTCGACCGTCTTCCGTTAGATATGCACCGCACGATATTTTCATAGTGCCGGATGGTTTAACATCTACAACTTCACCTGTAACCTTGATACGTGCTTTCATTGTTTCTATACGGTTATCCGTGTTTCCGGTACAGTTTTGCTCCTGTTTGGCACGTTCTCGCACCATTCTTGTATGTTCCGCCACGCAAGCCTTGCACCTGTTTGTATATGACTTGCTGAACTCTGAAATGTGCTTTGTCTGTCCGCACTCGCTACACTGTTTATAAACTGAATTATCCATGATTATTACTGATTATATGTTTCTTGAATAGCTTTGAATATCTCGTATGCCACCTGTGGTACAATCGCATTGCCGTATGCCTTTACGCTTTCTTCTCGCCACTTAGGAAAGGTAATTCCGTCCAATCTGGTGGAAACCCCATCATTTCTGCTACAAACAGGGGATTGAGTTGGGAAGTTTTCCCATCCTCGTATGGTATGGCCTGAATGATTTTTGCAACAGATTCTTCCAAATTCCCTTTGTTTCGTTGCGCAATCTGTGGGTTGTTCAGATTTATACCGTTCACCTTGTTGGCTCTTGGTGTGGGTAACAGGTTGCTTACCGACAAATCCCTCAATTTTGCGGAATATACCTGCCCTGACGCTCTTCTTATCTTCTTCCCTGTAACCTTTGCTGCGCCTCCCTGTCCGTCTGATGCAACAGGTGTTGGAAGCAAATCCAACGGCATGAATACTGTTTTGCCCTGCTTGTTGCATACTTTCAGCCCCTGTGTCTGTACGGTTGGCAATAAACCAAACCCTATCTCTTCGGTGTGGCGCACCGATGGCACAAGCTGGAATAAGTATCGGCTGGACGGAATATCCCTCACGCTCAAGGTCTGTACATATTGTTTCGACAACGTATCGTTGGTGTATCTCCTCATCTTTGTAATCTTCTCCGAAAAGAGAGGTCGAGCTACCCAATTCAACCGTCTTGCCGGGCTGTACCATCGTGACGATTCCACCAACATTTTCACCGATAATCCAAGTCGGTCTGATTTCCCGAATTGCTCGTAGCATTTGCGGCCAGAGGTAACGGTCGTCATCTGTTCCCTTTCGTTTACCTGCAACGCTGAAAGGTTGGCATGGGAAACCTCCGCTGAGTACATCGATACGTCCTCTATATTTGGAGAAGTCTGTTTTTGTGATGTCTGTATAGTGTTCTGCATTTGGAAAATGATAGTTTAAAATTCGTGTACAAAATTCGTTTATCTCACAATGGAATGTGTTATGCCATCCCATCCATTCGGCTGCAAGGTCAAAACCGCCTATACCGCTGAATAAACTGCCATGGGTTAGCATTACACAACCTCCATTAAGTCAAACAATGTCGGTGCTGTTACCTGCATTTCAACCTCTTGCAGATAAGACAGACCGTCTTTCCAATAGTCATAATTCAGTTCTGTCGATAGCCCTCTGCGTCCCATCTTGATTGCGCAATAGGGTACTGTCTGAATGCCACCGAATGGGTCAAATACCACATCGCCCTTGTTGGAGTATCTTTCAATGAGCCTTTCCACGATGTCAAGCTGCAATGGGCAGATATGGTTTTGGCGTTTCTTCTGTGACTGCTTTGTATTGAGGGTGCGCATCCGGGTAACATCGTCCCAAATCCAATCCTTTTTGCTAACAGGATCTATCGCCATGAATGTTTTAGGTAGCTTGCCGTATGCTTCCAGTTCTTCCGCAAATGCGATATGTTCCTCGTAGTTGTAGATATGTTCCCTTTCGTATTTCCTGAACAGGGAACGTATCTTGTCAATACCCAAGCCTTTCATGTCCTCGTAGCTCAACAGGGAATTGCCGGACGATTTCCAGCTTGCATGAGCATCTATCTGCCAACGGGCAAGCGAGTATTCACTCTTATTCTTTGTCACCGGCAAATCAGCATAGGCCCGTGAGGTATCAGAAGGCAGCTTGC